GCCGATGATTATCTTTATATCCTTTGCCATGTATTTGTCGGCTTTTCGTGCCACTTCTTTCATGAGAATATTCACGACTCTGGTTTTATTTTCATCACTGAGATCGTAAAGGTCGGCATCTTTTTCTTCTTTTAATCCCAGTACCACTTCGCCACGTTCATAATTCAATTCAAATAATGTGTTCTTTGTCTTTGATTTTGACGTGATCCTGCGAAGTGTTTCGCCAGTGAGTTTGGCATTTACAAATCCTGTTTGTGTATCAGTTGATGCACCTTCAAATCCTTTCAGCTTCCGTCCGGCATCACGGACAAATGTCCGCATATTATTTCTTTTATAATCTGCATAAGTATATGATTTGCCTCTGGTTGAATATCTTATCCCGCTCTTGCCGTTCTGAAACTTTCCTTTGTTTGCATCTGCAATAATAAAAGATTTAGCCGCTTCTCCAGCCATCTTCCTGGAACTGGCATCGAGCTTTATTATATCTTGTGCTTTCATGCCTGTGCCATCTTCTGTGATTCAACCACTACCCAATCATGACGGCAGTTCCACCCGCCACGTTCATCAATAGGAAGCGGAAGATCACCAAGCCTGTACCCAACTGCATTTTGTGAGTCATCTAATACTGTCTGACATTCCGGTCTGGTAACATCATCCGACGGTCCTACATATTGGAACAACACATCAGCATCCTTGAATACTTCGCCGGTGGTTGCGTTTGATAGTCGTGCAAATGAATCGTTCACCAGCACTCTTGTCTGTGCGGATGTGAGGATTTTATCCTTGCCGAATGTTTCAAATAGCCGTTCTGATAAATCCTTTGCCGGTGTTCCTGAGATAATGCCACGAAATAATTCTGTTTTTAGGTTAGATGAGAACTTCAAATAATCCTTTCCCAGTTCTTCAAACTTCAATAGCCTCATCAATTCTATTGATTCAAGATTCACCGTTGATATTCCCGGCACTCCTAACCGTGCCGCGTGTTTTATCACTGTTTCTATCTCGCCATCAAATGATTTATACAGGCTTTCCAATGCGCCGCTTAGTCCAAGATTATCCATCTCCTTCACGAAGTCAATGCCTCTGGCAACTTCAATGAGTTCACGGCTGTTCAATTCCTGCAATTTCGGGATGAGAAGTCTCAGCCTGTCCATGAGTTCATCCTGGATTGATGATAGATCATTCATGTAACTGTCCACGTAATCAGGCACCGATCAAGTCCAGTAATGTTTGCGGTTTCTGAACTTCAACTGGTTCTGGCGTTACTTCCGCCGCCTGTTCTTCTTTCACTTCTTCCATCTTGGATGCTAACTCGGAGTCACCCATGTCTGGATTGAAATGGAGCATTAAGTCTTTTTTCGAGATTATTCCATGTTCCAGCTTCCAATCGAGCCAATTACGTTCTTCCTGAGGTGACAGCGGATAGGTCACTTCACTAAAATCAATGCTCAAATCTTCCGGGAAGCTCTTGCCTGTGTGCGTTTCATATACAACACGATCCACCTGATATCTCGCCTGTTCCCATTCACGCCATATGGGGATGTCGCTTTCACGACTCTCCAGATTCTCGAAGTCCATGATGGTCAAGGCGATTCCTGAAGGCACTTGACCCGCATCGCCCCAGCGGATCTTCAATGAATGGTTCTGTGCTGTCATGTCCAGCATCGCTTTTACTGATTCGATCATGTCCTTGATGGAACCGTTGGGAGATACATATTGAAAAGATGAGCCTGGTTCTGTAAGAGTGATCAGATTGTCTATCCCGGCCATGATGTTCTTATCCATATCATCGTACGAACCGACCAATACAGGCTGACCAATGGCAAATCGTGTGGCCAGAGCGATCTCTGTCATCGCAATGCCTATCTGAACACATGATCTCACTACATCGGAAGCATCGCTTGGATACTTGGCATGAGATATCGGCACGGAATTGTACGGATTGATCATCTCTTCATTGCCTGGTATCGGATGAATTTTGCCGCTTTGATCGAATAGGAATGTCATCCCCGGCTGGTTATCACGAGCCTCACTCCAAAATACAAAGCGGCGACGGCTGTTCTTAACGTCTCTGTCTATCTCATAAGAGATACCGAATGGTGTGGACTCGCCGCTGACGTAATACTTCTTGGTCACTGGCAGGATGTCGTATTCCAGCCGCTCATGCCGATCTGACCACTTCGTCCTGAAAGAACAATCGCCAAGCAACCATGTAATCTCCGCCATCTCTCTTGTCCTGGAATCCAACTGGTGAGCGATATCATTGTAATCCTGGTTCACTTCGCCATCCATCAGACGTTTAGGCGGAGACTTATAAAGCATCAATCGAGCCTTCGCGAATTTGGGGACCAATCGCTGTGGATACGGCGGAATCTGTGAAAGGTTCTTTCCTTGGAACCATTCTTCGATGTGCTTATCCATGTTGCGGTTGTAATAGAAATCCAGTGCGGTGTTGCGTTCAGCGATCTCCTTGCTCTCCAGTTCACGCTGTGAGGCACGTACAGAATCAAGCACCGCCTCCCGCCCGAGTTCCGGGATCACTACCTTGTTCACCGATTCGCCGAAATAGTTTACCATATATGCTTGGTCGCTTTGTGCTTAATCACAGGCATCAGGAAATGGCAAGCATATCCGAGAGCGTCACTCATGTGGGTTTGTTCCGGGTCGCGTTTGTCCAGGTCATTGTTCCGCCAGACATTCATTTCCATATCCATAATGAGCGTGGGACAGTTGGCAAAGGTGATCAGTTCTTTTCTCAGCATCCTGTTTACAGAGTTCACCCGGTCACGTACTCTGGGATTGGCTCTGCGGGTCATCACCTGGAACCCGGATTGCCTTAGGATATCGTGATCTGATAATGATGCGGATGTTTTTCGGGCCGATCCGGTGGCATCTGGATACACGCGGATTCCCGGATACTTCTTTTTGATTGCCTCGGCAAGATCCCACGTCCCGGCGTTCTTCAGCCTGATCTCACCTATCACTGCGATCTCTTTCTTTGTGTGTGCAAAGATGCAAGCTGATAATTGATCGACATTGAAATCAATACCCGCACCTATTTCCCAGCCGTCCGTCTCGCGTTTCATCATGTGCTTCTCGCGGTCAAAGGAATAGTAGACCCGGCCTTGTGTGAGATTAACAAACTTGCCATGCAGATAAGCGTCTATCTGTTCGGGAGAGTATGCGGTCAGCAGTGATTGTATGTATTCACGAGGTAGGTAAGGATTATCAAGTGTGCTGCCGACCACAACTCCCATATCCAGATCATCGCGTCTTGTCAGTTGATAACCGAAGTTCAAAGATTCTGGTGTGCCTGTAAGAAACACCTCACGTTTTTCTGCTTCTGGATGACGTACACGGGCCATGATCTGATCGAAAACTTCTTTGGATTGAATAAACGGTTCATCAATACCAGCCCAGGCCAGATTCATTCCCCGTAAACTGGAAGGATGATCACCTGATCCGATGTAGATCATCCCGTTCCAGTTGTGGATGTGGAATTCACCTTTGTTCTGGTTAAACGTATAATCCATCTCCGCCCGGTTCATCATCTCCTTCAGAGTCAGGATGATCGTTTTCTGAGCCATTCCATGAGTAGGCGAAACATACATTCCGGGCAGTGGTGCATTTATGAAGCTGAGATAGATCGATCTCATCGCTCCTATCCAGGTCTTGCCCGACCCGTATCCGCCAATCAAAAGTGATATCTGATGCTGGTCGCAATTCTCCCAAAACCGCAATTGATGTGGTATCATCTTCTTGCGTTGAATAATAAACTTCACTCAATGATGACTTCGTCTCTTGTGATTCGCTGTTCAATATATTCCTTGCTTCGTCCGTCTGTGCGGTCCAGGATCTCTTTGATAGCGGCAAGGTTCCCACGCTCTGCCATCATGATCAGTTTATCTAATAATCTCTCGCGTCTGGACTTTTCATCTTTCGGAGCATCCAGCAGCTCATTTAGAATATCCTTTGCAGCGGATCGCCTTCCATTCAGATTTCCTGATTGTCCTGGTTTCCATGCAGTTGGTGGTGTGTATCCCGATGCGAACTGTCCTTTTTCGTTCCTTGTGATAGCCTTTTGTTTACCGTTTGATTCAGTCATCGCTTACAATTCCCAACACAACCGGAGTATCAATTTTATCGAACAAGTCTTTTACTTTGTCCGCGTCCACTTCATATACGTCAAATTCCAATCTCCAGGTGTGTGTGGTTTTGAGATTTTTAATGCCGACCAGTTCAACACGTATTGCGACCCCATCACTTTGAGTATCGCTTGACTTGTCTTTCACGTTTCATCGCGGCGGATTTTGTTTTAAATGTACCGAGCTTCTTCCTGCCCGATTTCGAGTATAGGATGTAATTTTTGCCAGATTTTCTGATCATGCTTTTCCTTCTATCGCCCGGATTGTGATGGACGTTTTACCGACCGATGACGAGTGAGGCAAGCAGTTAGCCTCTCTATATAAGAGGCCCAGCGTTCTATATATCAGCGTTTAGAAAAGAGTGCTTTTGACTTCTTACAGGCGAGTTTATATGCTACGTAAACGCTTGTTTTACCTTTGTTTAGGTGGTCGGCAATATCTTTAAAGGAAAAATTTTGGTGGATGTGCAAAAATAGAACGATTCGCTGTAATTTTGTGAGCTTCTGCCACCATTCATCACAGAGATTGTAGAACTTCATTTCTTCATTGTCGAACTCTTCCAGCGTTTTAAAGTGTTCCAGTGAGTACTTAACAACCCCCAGCCGCTTTACCGCAAGTTTTGCTTCTTCATCGATGTCCTCATATTTGATGCGTTCATCAAACGAGATGGTGTCCATGTCCATCATCGATTCCTGAAATAGCTTCTCAGCAGATCAACCGCTGCCGGGAGGAATACGATCACCCCCAGGAACATCACCAGCGACAGAGCCAGGATAAATATATTTGCGATCAGTTCGTATATAACCATTGCTTACCTCGGATAATTCTGCCCACGTCAACCCCCCGACTTTTCAGTTTGGCCAACCGTTCATCAAGATATCAGTGGGCATTATTTATTGACTTTCAAATGATCTGGAACGTTGTCGAGATCCAGGAGTGCCGCGATATTCGTCAAGGCTCTCATCGCTCCGATCTTATTGTTTTGATATTTTAAGATGATGAATACAAACTTTTTTATCATGTCGTAGACGATCTGGTTCTCTTCCTGAAGCTGTTCTTTTTCTTCTCTGTCTTCCAGGAGTAATTCGTAATCTTTATTTTTTAAGATTTTCAATTCTTCTCCTTCTCACTGCGGTTCTGTATTTATGCGGATTCCACCACCAGCCTGGGCCGTTCTCTTTAAATAGTTCGGCTCTGTCTTTGAGATACTTTTTGTTTCGCAAGACATCTCCAGGTCCATACATAAAATGTTTCTTTATCGTATGTACTTCTTCAATTAATCCATTCTGAATTCTATAATGACTATAGTATCTTTTACGGGCGCACACCTTACACATATAATCGAGTCCATCTTTATTTCTTCTATTCTTATGAAAATCTTCTCGGTGTCTCATTGTGGAACATCGGCTGCATCTCTTTTCTGATGATTTATTTGTCATTTGTTAGATACTCACAGAACTGCTTTCTGAAAATAAATCCTGTTGATGGAATCTTTTATTGGCAATTTTTATATATTCTGGATTGAGTTCGATTCCTATCCATCTGCGGCCCAATCTCTGAGCCACCCAGCCAGTTGTTCCACTGCCAAAGAATGGATCAAGAATAATATCGCCTTCTT